ACCAAAGAATGTCTTCTAAGAATAAGTCTGGTAAAACTGGAGTTTCATGGCATAAAACTACTAAACGGTGGAGAGTAAAGTTTATAGAGCCAGAAACTAAAGTAGAAATAGTAGAGTTTTATGATTATCTATGGGATGCTATCTATTCCAGAATGGAACTTGAACAAAAATATCACGGATATGTAAAGGAATAAAATGGTCTTCAAAAAAACAATAGATAACGGTGGCGTACCGGATAGCAGAATTAATCGACTAGGAACAATCAAACCTAACCGTGAAAAAACACGTAGAGAAATTAAAGAACAAGAATTATTAAGTCTACTACGTAAGATTAAACCACATATTGCTGACAGTGTAATGACAGCTAGTAGGATTATGAAACGTGATGATGCAAATGATAGTAACAAACTAAAATCTGCAGCTTTACTTATTTCTTTATACAAAGACTTACTAAAAGATGCATATGAAGGTGGTGATGAAGACAGCGAAGGAACTGAAGTTCAACCTAACGCACCAAGCTTCTCACTAACAATGATTAAACCTTCAGAATAGGAGTAAAATGAGTAATATAGTATTCGCTCCAGCATCCGAACCACAATCCCAGTTTTTAACAAGTGATAGTTGGTTCACAATATACGGAGGTGCAGCTTTCGCGGGTAAGTCAATGTGTTTACTTGGAAGTATGCTCCCTATTATAAGCGATCCGGGAACTCGTGCTGTTATTATTCGTAAATCAACAAAGATGTTATCTGGATCGGGCGGTTTGTTTGATGCAGCAATAAATCTTTATTCCAAAATTGATCCAAAGATGCGGATCAAGAGCCGAGATTTAACTATCGTGTTTTCATCCGGTGCAGAACTGCAGTTTACTTACTTAGATAAACCTGCAGATAGAATGAACTTGCAAGGCCGGGAATACTCCCGCATGGCATTCGATGAGTGCCAGCAATTAGACGGTGACAACGTGTTTTATGCTTTGTCTCGCTTGCGCTCTACTCGCGTAACCTATCCTTTACAAGCACACGCAACATGTAACCCTGATCCATCATCTTTCTTGATGCAATTCGTGGAACATATGTTAGATGAAAATCTAGTACCTGTTCGTAAGGAAAAATACGATGAAAGATACTTCGTAAAAGATTCTTCAGGTATTGTATTCTACGATGATAAAGACGAAGCACATAGAATTCATGGTAGTGGTAAAGAAAATCCAGTTAAATCATATAAGTATATTCCCGGTACAATCTACGATAACCCAATTGGTCTTGAACAAAATAAAGACTACATTTCTACACTAAAAGCATTACCTCCAGTTGAATCTAGACGATTACTGTATGGTGCATGGGTCAGAGAACAACGTAGTGGATTCTTTAAAAGAGAATGGGTTGATTTTACATTATATGCTAATGCACAAGCAAAACGTAGATGTAGAGCATGGGATTTAGCTTTCTCAGAAGCATCTGAAGCTAATCCAAAGGTTGATGCAACTGCTGGTGTGTTGTTATCCAAGGATGATAAAACAAATAAGTACACAGTAGAGAACGTTATTACTTTACGTAAACGTGTTCATGAAGTTGAACGTGCTATCTTTCAATGTGCTGAACAAGATGGTAGAGATTGTATCATTGGTTTACCACTTGATCCGGGAGCTACTGCTGGTGCTTACTGCAGAAACCTTGCACGAGAACTAGGTGAACGTGGATTTACCGTAAAGATGATCCGTCCAAATAAAGGTAAGCTACAACGATTCCTTCCTTTTGCTTCAGTAGCAGAAGCAGGCTTTGTTAGTGTAGTTAGAGCAGATTGGACTGAAGATTATATCAACGAATTAGAGCAAACAGAGTTTACTAATAAAACATTCGACGATAGAGCAGATGCTACTTCAGACGCTTTTTATGTTCTAAACAACATTCAAGTTATTCCTGATTTTACGCTAGGTACTTTCAATAATGTATCCTCCGCTCCAATGATGAATGTAAACTTTAATCAAAGTTCTGTTCCAATGCAATCCTTTCAGTCTTTACCTTCGTTCACATTTTAATTATAGCAAATTATAACCCATAAAGGAGCCTGTAGTGGCAACAAAAAAATTACAATCAATGCAAACTCAGGTGGATCAACCAGATAGGTTTAAGTTGTCCGAAATGGGTAACTTAGGTCTAAGCGTCTTTGGTGGGGTAACGGACTCTGAACTACGGTCAGAACTGAACTTTCCTCATAGCATTAAAACCTATAAAACTATGAGCGCACATAGCGCAATTAATTCTGCGCTTACATTGTTCGATAATATCGTAGGCAAAGCCAAGTGGAACATGGTTCCTCCAAAAGATGCATCTGAAGAAGAAAAACGGCAGTGTAAAATTGTTGAAGAAATGATGCATGACATGGAAGGTACATGGCCTGAGTTTATTCGTGATGTATTATCAATGAATATGTTTGGTTTCTCTGTACATGAGAAAGTATATCGTAAGCGTTATACTTCAAATGGTAGTAAGTATAATGATGGTATTATTGGTTGGAAGAAACTACCTATTCGTGCTCAAGAAACTATTGAAAAGTTTATCTTCAGTCCAGATGGTAATGATATCCTTGGTGTAAAGCAAAATCTTTCTGGCATCTCTGATCAATACAACCGATTCAGTGGTAGAGAAAGTAAAGAAGTTGTTTTACCTAGATCAAAGATTATGCTGTTTCGATCAGGTAAGCACAGAGGTGATCCTTTCGGTAAATCACCACTAAGGGATGCTTATCTTGCTTGGCGCTTCCTAACAGCCCTAGAAGACCTAGAAGCTACCTCCGTATCTAAGGATGTATCTGGTATTCCAGTACTGAGTATTCCTCCGCAGTATCTAAGTGAAGATGCTAGTCCTTCTCAGAAAGCTATCAAGGTTTATTACGAGAATGCTCTGCGTAATCTTCAAATGAATCAGCAGACAGCGTTTCTACTTCCGTTAGCTTACGATGAAGTGTCTAAGCAACCTTTATTTAAACTTGAATTACTTTCAATGGATGGTAAGAAAGCTTTTGATCTAAACAAGATTAAAGATTACTACAAGAACCTAATTGTAACATCACTTTTCTCTGAAGTAACATCAATGGGACAAACTCAAGTTGGTTCCTTTGCTCTTGGTTCGTTAAAGAACAGTATGACAGGTATTGCTGCCGAAACAATGATTAAGGTTATTGCTGAGGTTCTTAACAAAGAACTAATTGAGCAAACATATGAACTCAACGGATGGAATGTATCACGCGCAGGTACTTTAGATTATGATGGTATTGATGATACAGATTTAGAATCAGTTAGTAAAGCATTTCAGCGTTATTCTAGTACAGGTTTACTTGAGCTTGATCGTGAAGTACTTAACTCAGTACGTAACTCGCTTGGTATTGATGAACTTCCTGTTGATCTTGCACCGCAGACTGAAATCTTGACAGGTAATACTTCTAAATCTGGTGAAGGAATGAAAACTGCTGGTGAAGGTACTGCATTATCTCCGAGTGGTAACGACACTTCTAGTAACAACGTAGAGAACACAGGTTAAATATGGAATATAACTTAAGTATAAATAGAGGTCTTAGTTTTGTTGAAACAGTTCAACTTAAGAACGATGATAATTCTCCCTTGGATTTAACTGGAAGCTCTTTTCTACTTCAAATCCGCGATCATGTGTTCTCTACGGATTATAGAATCAATGCAACAAACTCAAATGGTTTATTGGCAGTTACTCCTTTACTTGGTATTGTGGATATCAAACTACCACCAACTGAAACTAGTAAGTTAGTAATGAACATTGGTTCTTATGATTTAATACAAACTACACCAACCGGAGATAAAGTAAAAATTATTTCCGGTTCAGTTACTATTAATCCGACTGTGAGTAGAACATGATTGTAGTAGTAGCTCCAAAACCAAATACTGTTACTATTGCAGATACATCTGTTAGTGCTTTAGCATCATTGACAGATGTGGATATCCAGTCTCCAGTAGATGAAGATGTGTTAAAGTACTCAAGCGGTAAGTGGGTTAATATTCCAGCTACAGCGGGTTCTGATGCAAACTTTCTACATGTTCAATCTCCAGCAAGTGCTGTTTGGACCATAACTCATAATTTAGGTAAATTCCCTAACTATACTGTTATTGATTCATCAGGTGACGAGGTTGAAGGTGACGTTAATTACGTCAACAATCAGCAGCTAATAATTACGTTTTCTGCTTCATTTTCCGGTACAGCATATTTAAATTAATTAGGATAAATTATGGCACGTAAATTTTTAACAGCAGTTGATTTTAGTAAAAATGAAATTCAAAATGCTGTAGTACAAGTATTAGCTTCTGCTCCTTCTACACCTTCTCCCGGTCAGATTTACTACAATAGTACATCAGGTAGACTAGAGTTCAGAAACGCTTCAACTTGGATTGATCCAACTGCACGAGCTAACCACACAGGTACTCAACCAGCATCTACAATCAGTGATTTTAACACAGCAGTACAAACTAGTCGATTAGACCAAATGGCTGCTCCTACAGCTTCTGTGTCCCTTAACTCACAGAAGATTACAGGTTTAGCAACTCCTACTGTTGATTCAGATGCTGCAACTAAGGGATATGTTGATGCTGCTGTAAACGGTACAGATTGGAAACAGTCAGTTCGTGTAGGTACAACAGCTAACTTAGGTGCTTTGTCTGGTTTACTAACAATCGACGGTGTTACTCTAGTAGCAAATGATCGTGTTTTAGTAAAAGATCAAAGTACTGGTTCAGCTAACGGTATCTATGTAGCTGCTGCTGGTGCTTGGTCACGAAGTACAGATGCCGATGTAAATGCAGAGGTAACTGCTGGCCTTTCTGTGATGATTACAGAAGGTACTACTCTAGCAGATACTCAGTGGAGATTAGTTACAAATGATCCTATCGTAGTTGGTACTACTTCATTATCATTTACACAAATTGGTGCTGGTACTTCATATTCACAAGGTACAGGTATTTCTATCGGTGGTAGTGTTATTTCAATTGACACTGCAGTTGTTGTTAGAAAATACGCAACTAGCATCGGTGACGGTTCTGCTACTAGTATTGCAGTATCTCATGGGTTATCTACACTTGATGTTCAAGTTCAAGTATTTGAAAATGCAACTGGTGCAACTGTAGAATGCGATGTGACTAGAAATAGCACTTCTCAAGTTACTTTAGGTTTTGCTGTAGCTCCAACTAGTAATGCATTGCGTGTTCTAGTACAAGGATAACTAAATGGCAACTAAAGAACTATCATTCAAACAGTTGCCTAACCTTGCTGTAGCTGAGGCTGCTACTTCCCCCGATCCGGGGGTTACAGGAGCTTGGTGTTGGAGTACTAGTCTAGGTAAACCAATGTACTGGAACGGTTCTACATGGACTTCTGTAAGTTCTGGAGGTGGTTCTGGATCACCAACTTATTCAGGAACAGCATTGGTTAACTTCGGAAGTTTCCCCGGTAACAATGAAGCCTCTATTACCGTAACAGGTCAAGGTAGTATTTTAAATACAAGTAAAGTTAATGTATTTATTAGTGCAGATGCAACAAGTTCAGATCATACTGCAAGTGACCACAGATACTTAAGTACTTTCATAGGTATTAGCACATCGACCCCTACACCTAGTACAGGGTTTACTATTTATGTACGTAGTATTCATAAACTACAAGGAACGTACACTCTCAATTGGGTATGGACAGATTAATCATACTAAATAATTAAAGGAATAATATATGTCAATGGAAGTAACAGCAGTAGGCGGTGTATCTGGCCTAAAACAAGAAGTATTAACAGGTGGTTTTGCTAAAGTAATTACCGAAACTGATAGTGCAACAAACCCCGGTAATGTGGGTGCAGTAAAGACTTTTGGTGAAAATGATGATGGTTCACTGACTGGTCAAGTGTTACTACGTTCCCCTGAAGTAGATGTAGATTACAGATCACGAGTAAGTCAAGATATCCTATTGGATGATGAAGTATTTAACTACACCGCACAAAACACAGGTAAACACCAATATTTAACCACAACATTAACAAACGCTTGGACAGCGGGACAGCTTACTACTAACTCCGGTTCTACTACTACTGTTAATTCAGGTAGTGTATTCAGCACTTGGGCAGCATTTCCGATGTTTGGTACTACCACACTGAGTGCTGATTTCGAATTAGGTTTTTCCGCACAACCACAAGCTAATTCTTTTGTTGAGTTTGGTGTAGGTATACCTAGCACAGCTTTAGTTGCTCCTACAGACGGTGTTTTCTTTAGATTAAGCTCTGCAGGATTACAAGGTGTTGCATCGTTTAACGGTGCGGAAGTAACTACTGGTATTTTTCCATTGGCTAATGGAACGGGTACGTGGCTTTATGATAACTCTAAACGTTATCAATTTATTTGCTATTCAAGTACAGTAGATGCACAATTTTGGGTAAATGATGGAACTGGTGCTGTTTGCTTAGGAACATTACCACAACCTGCTGCCCAGAGTAGAATGTTTATGGCAGCATCAGGTAATGCTTTCATTAAACATCGTATTGTTGGTGGTGCGGCGGGTGGTATTCTACAATGTACGGCAGGGGCCTATAACATCAGACTAGGTGGTACTAATCTAAGTACAACTCCTAGTACAAACGGAAGCCGTTTAATGGGTTCTTACCAAGGTTTAAGTGGTGGTACAATGGGTAGTTTAGCTACCTATGTAAACAGTACCAATCCTACAGCAGCAGCACCTTCTAATACTGCTTTAACAGCTAACTTACCGGGTGGCCTAGGTGGTCAAGGTGCAGTAATTGCAGCAGTAGCCGCCGCTACTGATGGTATTTGGTCTAGTTATCAAGTTCCATTAGGTACAGTTAACGTTCAAGGGCGTAGACTAGTTCTACGAGGTATCAGATTAGATGCGGTTAATATTGGTGCTGCAGTTGCTACTACAGCTACAACAATTCAATTCTCATTAGCATACGGTCACAGTGCAGTTTCACTGGCTACTGCTGAAGGTGCTGCTGCTAAGGCTCCACGAAGATTATCATTAGGTTTTATGACATGGCCCGTAGGTGCAGCTATTGGTCAACAACCACAATCAGGTTCAATTTTCCTAGACCTAGGTGATGCTCCTATTTTTGTAAATCCCGGAGAATTTGTTGCATTAGTTGGTAAGTTCTTAGTAGGTACTGCTACTGCTTCTCAAGTTATTCAATTTACTTATCAACCTATTTATGGTTTTGAATAATAGTTACTACTAAGTGAACGGAGCCTGAATTATCAGGCTTCAATTAAATTATAAACAAGGAAATAATATGTCAACTCAAGATCAATCACCTTCTCCTTTAGTATTTGCGGTAACACCTCACGCAAGTAACAACTTCTCACAAGAAGTAAGGCAATTATATGTAGGTACTGCCGGAAATGTAGCTGTTGTAAACGTTGATGATTCTGTTGTTACTTTCAGTAATGTCAATGCAGGTAGCACTCTAGGTCCATTTTATATTAAACGTGTAAACGCTGTCGGTACTACTGCTAGTAATATTGTAGCTTTTATTTAAAGGTTATTATATGAAACTAGGTATTAACTTAGGTTTAAATATATCAAAGAGCAGTGGTATAACGTCTTTATCAGTAACAGAATTATCACCGTTGTTCTTTGATACTGCAGATAGTACAAATACTAGTTTAACTGGACGATCTGGTTGGACAAGAGCAGGAGATACTGTCAAAGCTGATAAGGTAAAATCTGCAGATGGTATGTTTAGAATGAATACAGGAAGTAACGGTGAAGCCCCTTATGGTTTTCAGTTAACACCTACACCATCAACACCACGAAAGATTACTTTTGAATATGATTATAGTCAACAAGGTGGTTCTTTATCAAACAGTGCCACACCTTATCAGTGGTATGATCAGAGAGTACTGTTAGCATGGCAAGATACGACTAACTATTTATCTGTATCTGCCTTCAGTATATCCGGTGGTGTTATGCAATTTCGTATATACAGAACCAACTCAGGGTCTGATATTGAAATCTTCAGATATGTAGGATTACCAGTCTCTGGTTTTGCTAGTTTTGAAATCGTAGGTGATCGTGTACGTTGTAAGGTTGGTGCAACTGAAGCAACAATGCTTCTAAGAGTTCCTGACCAGTTATACACTGATGCAACCGCATTATTCCCTGATAAGAAATTTGCAGTAGGCTCAATTGCTATTAGAACTGGCCCTGCTGGATTACGTCACTGTTTTTATCCATTAATACTAGCAGGTTCTATAAAAGTTGAAGATATAAATGTTTACGTAAATGATCCGTTAGAATTTTATGGTCGTAACACAGCTACTAATAATAGAACAATTACATTCACAGGTACATATACAGGTACACCTGTATCTTGGGCTTATAGATTAAGAACAAGAAGTACTGGTGCTGTTGTAAAAGATTGGGCAGTTTACAATCCTACATTTGGTTCTGGCACATTCTCAGGAGATATAACGGTAGCTACTGGTGGTCCTTACTATATTGATATTGGGTGGACTGGTGTAGATAATGAAACTCGGGTGTTTACACCTAATCATTTCTCCGTTGGTATTCTTGTTGTAGCATACGGTCAATCTAACGCTGTTAATCTCAGCGGTAACGGTGGTAGTGCAGGTTACGGTGGTAACGATAAAATATCTGGGTTTAATGGATTTGCGTTATATGTAGGATCGACCTTTAGACGATGGATGAATGAACTTACACCACAGGCATTGGCACTACAACCTAATATGGTGGGATTGGCAAAGAGTTTGAGTGATGCTACAGGTATTCCTGTTGGTGTTGCTGCTGCTGGTTTTGCATCAAATTCACTTGATACTCTTAAACCCGGAACTGCAAATTGGACTACATTCACAGCGTTTGTGACGGAAATAGGTGGTTACTTTGAGATTGTCCTATGGAGTCAAGGTGAGGCCGAGGCATTATCATCTAGTAGTTATACAAACTATGTAACTGATTATGCTTCGCTTGTAGCTGGATTTAAATCTATTGGTGGTAATACTGATGTAAAAACATTTAATCGTATTGTTGGTAAAGATACTGCTGCTACAAATAACTCAACTACAACGCTAAGGTCTTCTACT